TGCAGTTCCAAACATGAAGCCAACTGCTTGCATTACAATTGACAGCACAAAGGTTACACCTGAAAACCTGAAGAAGATCGAAGATAAGCTCTACGGTACAGAATCCGAAGAAGCAACTCTTCCGACACCAGCTGAATTGGCTGCACTGCTTACTGCTTAATAAACACCTGCCGAGGCGTTCTGGTCTAGACGACCGGTTCGCCTCTTTCTTTTATTTTTAAACACAAAGGAGAAAAAACACAATGCTGAAAAAGACAATTACCTATACTGACTACAACGGTGTAGAAAGAACAGAAGATTTCTATTTCAACTTATCCAAGGGCGAGATTATTGAAATGGAACTTACCACAGAAGGCGGTTATATCGAAATGATCAACAAGATCACTGCTGCTCAGGATCATATCACTTTATTTAAGATTTTTAAGGATCTTATTCTCAAATCATATGGCCAGAAGAGTTCTGATGGTAAGCGATTCGAAAAGAGTGAAAAACTATATACAGAATTCGCACAGACCGAGGCATATTCGGTCCTTCTTGGCGAATTATGCACAAATGCCGAAGCTGCGGCAGCGTTTATTAACGGTATTATTCCTAGCAATTTAGGAGAATCCGTAAAGAATGCTGAGCAGTCTACTACACTAGCTTGAAAAATTCAGAGGGATTAAACCATGCTTGAAATCACAATTCCAGGAACAGAAGAATGGGATGAAGACAAAGAAGAATTCATCACAACAAAGGAAACTACTTTGAGATTGGAGCATTCCTTAGTCTCTCTTTCAAAATGGGAATCGAGATGGTGCAAACCGTTTTTAGATTCCAAAGATAAAACAATTGAAGAAACTCTTGACTATATACGATGCATGACACTCACGCAGAATGTCGATCCAAATGTGTATTATGGACTTACTAATGAAAACGTGCAGCAAGTAGAAGACTATATTTCGGCTCCGATGACTGCAACAACTATTAGTAGACGCAATAACAAAACATTTGGCCCAAAAGAGACTATCACAAGTGAGCTTATATATTACTGGATGATAGCTCTCAATATTCCATTTGAGTGTCAGAAATGGCATCTTACTAGATTGATTACTTTGATCGAAGTTTGCAACATTAAAAACAGTCCTCCTAAGAAATTAAGCAGAAACGAACTTCTTATGAGGAATACAGAACTTAATGCACAGCGCAGAAAAGCATTGAACTCGAAAGGATAGAAGTGTTGCCTATGATTACATTCAGACAAAAGGGCGACTTTTCCAAGCTATCACGATACTTGGAAAAAGTAAAAGAAGCAGCCAAGGTTGGCGTACTTGACAAGTATGGACAGGCAGGGGTTGCTGCTCTTTCGTCGGCAACACCAGTTGAATCCGGATTAACGGCTCAATCTTGGTATTACGAAATCGAGCATACCAAAAGTTCGGCGGTTATAAGATTCTTAAATTCAAATGTTAATAAAGGAGTTCCAATTGCAATAATTCTGCAATACGGGCATGGAACTGGAACTGGAGGCTGGGTAGAAGGACGAGATTACATCAATCCTGCTATTCAGCCTATTTTTGACAATATCGCGGAAGACGCTTGGAAGGAGGTTACTAAGTTATGAGTAAAACTGTTGATGAACGCGTTGTTGAGATGCGGTTCGATAATAGACAATTCGAAACAAATGTTGGCCAAACGATGTCAACTCTTGACAAGCTCAAGCAACGTTTAAATCTAACTGGTGCCGCCAAGGGGCTTTCTGATATTGGAGCTGCGGCCGGAAGAGTTGACATGAGCCCAATCGGAAGAGGAGTTGAAGCTGTACAAGCTAAATTCTCTGCGATGCAGGTAATTGCAATAACGGCATTATCTAACATCACAAATTCTGCAGTCAACGCGGGCAAGAGAATTGTTTCAGCCCTTACAATCGATCCTATCAAGACTGGTTTTGCAGAGTATGAAACACAGATCAATGCTGTTCAGACTATTTTGGCTAATACAAAGAGTAAAGGAACAACTCTTGATCAGGTTAACGCCGCATTGGACGAGTTGAACCATTACGCCGATAAGACGATCTACAACTTTACCGAAATGACTCGTAACATCGGTACATTTACGGCGGCCGGTATCGACCTGGATACATCAGTAAATGCCATTCAGGGTATTGCAAACTTGGCAGCCGTATCAGGTTCAACCTCTCAGCAGGCATCAACTGCTATGTACCAGCTTTCTCAGGCTTTGGCTACTGGTACAATCCGATTGATGGACTGGAACTCTGTAGTTAACGCTGGTATGGGTGGTCAGGTATTCCAGGATGCTCTTAAGGAAACTTCAAAAGAGCTTGGAACCGGAGCAGAAGCAGCCATTAAAGCAAAAGGAAGCTTCAGAGAATCATTACAGACCGGTTGGTTAACTTCTCAAGTTCTTACTGAAACCTTGAAGAAGTTTACAACATCTGGCGCTAATGAGTATGTAGCAAAGTACACTGGCTTATCCAAAGAAGCTGTCCAGGCAGCTCTCGATAGTGCGGAGGCACAGTATGGAGAAGCAGATGCAATCGACAAAGCATCTGAAGCATTAGCTAACAAGTCAGGAAAGAACAAAGATGAGATCAAACAGATTCTCGATTTTGCTAAAACAGCCGAAGATGCTGCCACAAAGGTTAAAACTTTCAGCCAGTTATGGGATACTTTGAAGGAAGCTGCCCAGTCTGGATGGACTCAGACTTGGGAGATTATCGTTGGTGACTTTGAAGAAGCGAAGGCGTTCTTAACTGATATTTCCGATAGAGTTGGCGCTATTATTGGAAAATCAGCAGATGCTAGAAACAATTTGTTGCAAGGATGGAAAGATGCTGGCGGAAGAAATGATTTAATCGAAGGGGCATGGAATTTATTCGATGGAATCGCTAAGATAGCATCAACAATCAAAGGCGCTTTCAGAGAAATTTTCCCTGAAATGAAATCCGAACAGCTTGTTGCATTCACAAAGGCTTTCAAGGATCTTACTCAGAGATTTGAAGATTTTGCAAATTCTAAGAGCGATAAAATACACTCCATTTTCAAAGGTATATTCTCGGTTTTAGACATTGGCAAAAAGATTGTAACTGCACTATTGAAACCAATAGGCCAATTACTTGGATCAAAAGGTGTTGGCAGTCTTGTTGATTTATTTTTAGATGCAGGCGCGGCGATTGGCGATTTCCTTACAAAGATTAACGAAGGATTTGATACGAGCAATCTTTCAAAAACATTATCCAATATTGTAAATGGTATTTCTAATCTGCTGAAAGGCGCTACCGAAAAAATCGGAGGATTCGGAGATATTTTTACAAAAGCTGGAGATGCAATATCGAAAGCATGTGAGAAGATTTGGTCTGGTGTTAAAACAGTATTTGGATGGATTAAAGACAATATTTCGCTTGGAGACATTGGAAAAATTCTTTCTGGTGCAGGAATTCTTACAGCAGGTGCTAATCTCGCTGGCTTTTTTAGAAAGCTTAAGCCATCTATGTCTGGATTCTTCGACAATGCTTCTGAATTCATTACAAAGATGAAAGAAGGGGGCAACGGCGGTAGAGCCAAAGGTGGTCTTCTTGCATTTTTGGGACTGGACGATGTTGCAGAAAAAGTTCCTGGAGTTTTGGACACTCTTAAGGAATCTCTTAATGCCTTCACGTCTAGCATCAAGATTACTTCATTGGTTTCTATTGCGGCTGCTATGGGAATCTTATCTTTGGCACTTAATAAATTGTCTAAGATAAAAGTTCCGGACTTAGCAAAGTCATTGGGCGCAATGGCTATCATGTTTAAACTGCTTACAAAGAGCTTCAAATCCATATCAACTTCTGTTAACGGACTTAATAAAGCTCCGTTAGTCAGGACAGGAATCGCTTTGATGGCTTTGGCGGAAGCTATGAATATTTTAGCAACCGCTATAACAAAGCTTTCTAAGCTATCGCTTGAAGAACTGGCTAAGGGACTTATCGGAGTAGGCGGAGGAATCTTTGCACTCTCAAAAGGTATTAATGCAATTAGCGGATCTAAAGTGAGCATTTCGACCAGTATTGCTCTTTTGGCATTATCTGAAAGCTGCAAGATCCTAGCTGATGCAATGGAGAAATTCTCAAAGTTCAGTTGGGACGAGATCGCTCATGGTTTAGTTGGCATGGGAGGAGCTTTGGCTGAACTTGTCGGATCGGTATCAGTTCTTAATAAATTTGCCGGTGGCGGTTCTATATTTGGAAGCATAGGCATTTTTATCTTAATCCAAGGACTTGATTCCCTGGCAAATGCTCTAAAGAAATTCGGAGCGATGAACTGGGATGAGATCGGAAGAGGGCTTTCTGCAATGGGTGGTGCTCTTGCGGAAGTAGCTGGAGCTTCAGGTGCTCTCGGAAAGATTTCAGGATTCTCAAGCATATTTGGTGCCGGAGCTATTGACATTGTTATTCTTGGTCTTGATTCCCTTGCTAATGCCCTCAAGAAATTTGGCGGTATGTCTTGGGAAGAGATCGGGCAAGGCTTAACTGCTATGGGCGGAGCTTTAGGTGAAGTCTCGCTTATGTCAGGAGCTCTTGGAAAGATAGCCGGATTCTCTGGAATACTTGGAGCTGGCACAATAGACATTGCCATTCTCGGTCTTGACTCCTTGGCAAATGCTCTCAATAAGTTCGGAGCAATGTCTTGGGAAGAGATAGGACGCGGCCTTAGTGCAATGGGTGGAGCCTTACTCGAAGTATCTGGCATATCTGGAGCCTTAGGCATGATATCTGGATGGTCTGGCTTACTAGGTGCTGCGACAATTGACACAGTTGTACTAGGTCTCGACAAACTGGCTTCTGCATTACAGAAGTTCGGATCAATGTCGTGGGAAGAAATCGGCCATGGACTTACCGGAATGGTTGGAGCTTTGGCTATTGTATCTGGTGCTTCATTCTTGTCTGGATTGAGTGGCATCGCTGGACTAGTTGGCGCTGGAACAATTAACTTGGCGGTACAAGGTTTGGACGAGCTCGCAAATGCTCTTATCAAATTTGGCTCCATGAATTGGGATGAGATCGGTAAAGGCCTTACTGCAATGACCGGAGCTTTAGGATCAGTCGGACTTGGCTCTTTATTGAACACTCTTTCTGGTTTTGGAGCAGAGGCTATTGCAACTGTTGCTAAGCCATTAGGAGATTTGGCGGACTCTGTCAAGAAGTGGGCTGGTGTTACAGTTCCAGAAGGATTGGGCGGTCAGTTAAGTGCATTAGCGTATGGCGTTGGTAGCTTCAACTTTACAGGTTGGGGTGCTGATGCTATTTCTGCTATTGGCACATCGTTAGGAGATTTAGCGGACTCTGTCAAGAAATGGGCCGGAGTAACAGTCCCAGAAGGAATATCAACACAATTGTCCAACTTAGCTTATGGAATTGGCAGTTTCAATTTCAGTGGTTGGGGCGCTGATGCAATTGCTGCTGTCGCTAAGCCATTAGGCGACATGGCCGACTCTGTTGCAAAGTGGGTTTCTGTGTCTGTTCCTGATGACCTTAATTCCCAGTTAACAGGATTGGCCGATGGCGTCAAGGCATTCTCTTTCGCTTTCCTTGGCGGATGGTCATTAAGTTCTATAACTGGACCTTTGGGCGATATGGCCGACGCAGTTTCAAAATGGAAAGATGTTAAAATTCCAAAAGGATTAAAAGACCAATTAAAGGGATTATCTGATGCCATATCATCATTCAGCTTTTCATTCCTTGGCGGTTGGTCGTTAAGCGCTATAACCGGACCTTTGGGTGAGTTAGCTGCTTCAGTTAAAAAATGGAATGGCGTTAAAGTTCCAAAAGGTTTAGGCGATGACTTAAAAGAACTTGCCGGAGGCGTTAAGGCTTTCTCTGGAATCGGAAGCATTTCTGGTACAGTTTCCAACGTTTCAAAACTTTCAGAGTCCATATCCAAACTTTCCGGAGTTAATTTTGGCTCAATTTCATCTGGATTGAAAAACATTGCAGAGTCATTATCTAAATTCGCTTCGTCTACAGAATCTCTTTCTGGTGTCGGCGACAAGATCATTAACAATGTCATTAAACCAATCACACAAGCTTCTAGCAAACTTACTTCAGCTGGTAAGTATATCACAAAATGTATTTCTGCTGGTGTTGGAGCTGGAGCTAGTGCTGTATCGAATTCCACAAAAACGCTTGTGGCAAAGGCACTTAAAACTGCCGAATCTTCCAATGGAAAATTCAGAAACGTCGGCATCCAGTTAGCTTATAAGCTAGCAAATGGCCTTAAAGAAGGATCTGCATCTATTAAAGCTAGTATTTCTGGCGCTTTGCAGGCTGGATTATCCTCGGCTAGAGGCCAATACATTTCGTTCTATTCCGCAGGTTCGTATTTGGCTATTGGCTTTGCGAATGGACTTAGTGCTAGCTCATACAGAGCTGAAATAGCGGCTAGAGCAATGGCAATTGCGGCTAAAGAAGCTGCAAAGAAAGCATTGAAAGAGCATTCTCCATCAAAAGAGATGTACAAGATTGGTGACTATGCTGGTCAGGGTTTTGTAAATGCGTTACTTGATTATGCAAGCAAAGCATATAGTGCATCCTATGACATGGCTGGAGAGGCTAAGAATGGATTGTCCAAAGCAATAAAGAGTATTTCAGACATTGTTAACTCTGACATCGACGCTCAGCCAACAATCAGACCGGTTGTAGATTTGAGCGATGTAACATCCGGCGTTAATGCGATCAATGGAATGATGGCTCTTAATCCGTCAGTTGGTGTTATGGCAAGTGTTTCGTCCATTAATGCCTCCATGAACCGTAGAAATCAAAATGGTCAAAATGGCGACATTCTTGATGCAATTGCCAGACTTAACAAGACAATTTCCAACATGTCAGGAGACACATATAACGTCAATGGCGTTACTTATGACGACGGAAGCAATGTTTCTGAGGCAGTTAAAGCCATTATTCAGGCAGCTAAGATAGATAGGAGACGATGATAAATGCCTAAAGTTAGTAATTTACAAGTCAAGTTACAAACTGGTACGGACAGTACATATTTGGCGACTTGGGACTTTACTGAGACAAGTAGAGTTGACAATACTACAACTTCCGGCAGCGCTATTAAAGTCGGCTCCTTAGTTACAATCAAATCTGGTGCAACTTGGTATAATGGCGTCGCTATTCCAAGTTGGGTAATGGCCGACAAATGGTATGTATATGAGATTAATGGTGCCAGGGTTGTACTTAACAGAAACCAGTCTGGAACTCACGCTATCATGTCTCCTATTCATATCAATAACCTGAATGGCGGGACAACGACTACAACAACATCAACTGAAGTAAATACCACTGACCATTATGCGGTTCACTGGTTTTACGACACTGGTGACAATATTTGGTTCACTGGTCAGACAGAGGACGTAACTCATAAATATTCTCTTTACAGCGGTCCTGCAAATGCTCGCCGTATTAGAGCAAACGTCCTCCCAGTAGCCAAAACAAGAAAAGTGAATGGCACTGATACTGCATATTGGACAGGCACAGCGGAATCATTCACATATTCGGTCAATGTAAATCCGCCAGAGACACCATCGAGTCCATCGGTGGAGGTCGATAAATACAAACTGACAGCAACTCTCGACAACATTTCTGATGCTAGAACGGATAAGATTCAGTTCGAAATCTACAATGACACTAAGAGAGTTAATGTTGGTACTGTAACTGTTCAGGCATGTAAAGCTTCATATTCTTGCACTGTTACCGCAGGAGGTAAGTACAGAGTACGTTGCAGATCTATTAATCTGAGCGGATCTTCTGAAATCTATAGCACAGAATGGTCAAGCTTTACATCTGAATATATAACTATTCCGAATACTGTTAAAAATGTACGAGTAGCAGCGGATACGAAAACATCTGTCAAAGTCGAATGGGACAAGGAACCAACTGCCACAAGTTATAAGGTAGAATACACGGACAAGATTACGTACTTCGATACTACATCCGTCAGCTCTCAAACCGTTGAAAATTCCCTTGCATATATCGTCGGTCTTGAGACAGGAAAGGAATGGTTCTTCAGAGTTTGTGCGTCTAACTCGCAAGGAGATTCCGCATTCTCTGAACCTGTATCGGTTACGATCGGTACAAAACCTGCTTCTCCTACAACATGGTCATCTACAACTGTGGCCATCGTAGGAGAGGCTTTAAATTTGTATTGGGTTCATAATTCCGCAGACGGATCAAGCCAGACATTTGCTGAACTTGAGATGACTGTTGATGGAACCACAACTACTAAAACAATCCAAAACACAACAGACGAAGATCTTAAGGATAAGACCAGTGTATATTCTGTCAACACTAGCTCTTACAAAGAAGGAACCATCATCAAATGGCGAGTTCGTACAGCTGGTGCTACAAAGGAATACGGCGATTGGTCTGTCATGCGTACTGTCGATGTTTACGCTCAGCCAACATTAGAACTTAACGTTACGGATCAAAATGGAGCATCTCTTACGACTATCACTTCATTTCCATTCTATATTTCTGGTTTGGCTGGACCTAATACACAGGCTCCTATTGGCTATCATGTGCTTGTAACGGCTAATCAAGGATATTCTACCGTTGACGAAGTGGGCAATCAGGTAATTGTGAGCGAAGGAGATGCAGTATATTCTAAGTATTTCGATACGAAGAATGCTTTGCTGGTTGAACTGTCAGCTAGCAATGTCAACCTTGAGAATTCTATTGACTACTCTGTACGAGTTACAGTTTCAATGAATTCTGGCCTGACTGCTGAGTCAACAAAGCAGTTTACGGTATCCTGGCTTGATGATCAGTACGAACCTGACGTTGAGATCAGTATTGATCCAGATTCATATTCTGCATTACTGAGACCGTATTGTATTGACAAGGACAATAATCCGATTGCAGATGTGATGCTCTCAGTCTATAGACGAGAGTTTGACGGCTCATTTACTGAGATTACTAAAAATGTTGACAATACAAAGAATATTTACGTCACAGATCCGCATCCTGCATTGAACTATGCAAGATACAGAATTGTGGCTATTTCCAAGACGAATGGATCAGTAAGCTACTACGATCCTCCTGGCTATCCGGTTAACGGTAAAGCTGTTATTATTCAGTGGGATGATCAATGGAGAAACCTTGAAGATCCTGCTGCTGACGAGGCGAAAGATCCGCCATGGTCTGGCTCATTGCTCAAACTGCCATACAACATTGATGTATCGGACAGTTACAGCACTGATTCTGATCTTGTCGAGTATGTCGGAAGAAAATATCCGGTAGCATACTATGGCACACAGCTCGGATCAACATCAACGTGGAACACAGAGATTCCTGCTTACGACGAAGAGACTTTGTATGGTCTTCGCCGTCTTGCAACTTGGACTGGAGATGTATATGTTAGGGAACCTTCTGGAAGTGGGTACTGGGCTAACATATCTGTGTCGTTCAGTCAAAAGCATTTAAGCTTAACAATCCCAGTAACACTTTCAATTACAAGAGTAGAAGGAGGTATGTAACTTATGACCGATTGGTTGTCGTCAATGCAGCAAACATTCGAGTATTATACTGTCGATCCAGGAACTTGGAAAGACGATAAAAAGCTTGACAACGTGAAATCCTGCACGATTAGTCGCGATTTGGGAACAGAAACATTGGGTTCGGCAACTATCGAAGTTACAGAATCCGTTGGAGAATGCTACATCAGAGTGTACATGCTAGCAATTCAAAATGGAGTTACTGAGAAGGTCCCATTAGGAACATTTTTGGTTCAGACTCCTTCTTCATCGTTTAATGGAAAAGTTAGAAACGTAACTATGGACGCTTATACTCCATTACTTGAGCTTAAAGAGAATCCTACAGAGTTAGGATATTCCCTGCTCAAAGGTGATAGCACAATGGAGAAAGCTTACATGATTGCTAGAGAGAAGATAAGGGCTCCGGTTGTAAAGGCTGAGAGCTCTCATACTCTTTTTAGTGATTTTGTGGCTAACACAAATGATACATGGCTAAGCTTCTTAACTGATCTTATTGCAAACGCTAAATTTCACTTTGATCTTGATGAACTTGGTCGACTGTTATTTGCACCTAAACAGGAAATGGACTCATTGCAGCCCGTATGGACTTACAATGATGATAATAGCTCAATACTTCTTCCAGATATTACGATGGATCATGACTACTACGGAATTCCAAATGTTGTAGAGGTCGTATATTCCAGCGATAAAGAAATCTACTACGGCAAAGCAGTTAATGACGATATTAACAGCCCTATGTCGATCCAAAATCGTGGAAGAACTATTAGAAAGATCGTCACGAATCCTAGCGGTTTGGGCAATCCAACCAATAATCAGATCCAAGAATATGCAGAACAAATGCTGAAAGAACTGTCTACTGTGGAATATACGGTCAGTTATACGCATGGTTATTGCCCAGTCAGGCTTGGCGACTGCGTAAGATTAAACTACACAAGAGCTGGCATTACAAATGTCAAAGCAAAGGTAACCAGCCAGTCAATCAAGTGTGAACCAGGATGCCAGGTATCAGAGACAGCTACTTTTACCAGCAAACTTTGGAGGTGATTTTTTATGGCTTTGTCAAATGATTTGATTTCTCAGTTTGTTAAAGTCACAAAAGACGAACCGACAGAAGATAAAGGCTCGACAGTTTATGGTGAAGTAGTCAAACACAACGGCAAAGATTATGTCAAAATAGATGGTTCTGATCTGCTTACTCCAGTATCATCTGCATCAATTGTTGTAGATAATGGAGAACGAGTATCGGTATTGATCAAAGACCATACCGCTACGATCACAGGAAACGTCACTTCTCCTGCTGGAACCGACAAGAGTGTACAAGACGTTAACCATAAAGTAACCAGCTTATATTCTGTTGTAGCCGATAAAGCAACCATCGAACAATTGGAAGCTGAGAAAGCCAGAATTGATGAACTTACTGCTGATAACGTTACGATCAAAGAGCAGTTGACAGCTGATTCTGCAGATATTCGTGACTTAAAAGCCAAAGACGTTACGATCGAAGGAAAACTCACTGCTGCGGAAGCTGATATTGAGAATCTCGAAACAACAAAATTGGATGCCTCGGTTGCTGAGATCACGTATGCAACTATTGAGAATCTTGATGCTACAAATGCAGACGTCCACAATCTTAATGCGGATTACGGCGAGTTCAAGAAAGCAACTGCCGATGATCTTACGGCAAAGCAAGCGGCTATTGAGAAATTGCAGACTGATAAACTTGACGCTTCTACAGCTGAGATTACATATGCGACGATCGAGAATCTCAATGCTGAAAGCGCAAAGATTACTTCCTTGCAGTCTGATTATGGCAAATTCAAAGAAGCTACCGTAGAAGATCTCACAGCTCAAAATGCTGACATTGAGAAGCTTAAGACGGGAAAGCTTGATGCTATCAATGCCGCACTCACATACGCAACGATCGACTTTGCCAACATTAATATGGCTGCTGTTCAGAAGTTATTTTCTGATTCTGGCATCATCAAAGACCTGATCGTAAGTGAAGGTAAGATTACTGGCGAATTAGTTGGTGTTACCATCAAAGGTGACTTGATCGAAGGTGGCACTGTTGTAGCCGATAAGCTCGTCGTTAAGGGCGAGAACGGTTTATATTACAAGCTCAATACGGATGGGGTTACCACTGAAGCTGAACAGACAGAATACAACAGTCTTAACGGTCAGATTATCACAGCGAAATCCATAACTGCTACAAAGATTGCAGTAGACGACTTGGTGGCATTTGACGCTACTATTGGCGGATTCAATATTAGCGACAGCGCTATTTACTCTGGAGCAAAAGGTGGAGTTGATAGCGCAATCCAAGGTATATATTTGGATAAAACTGGTCAGATGGCCATTGGTGATGGCAATAACTATCTCAAGTACTACAAAGATCAAAATGGCGTATATAAACTTGAGATTTCTGCATTCAGCGTTAAGTTCGGAGCAAATGGCAGTGATCTTGAAGACTCTTTGGCAGACATTGAGAAAAATGCAAATGACGCAATTGTCAATTCGAAAACGGAAATTACGAATGCGTATACCTCTCTGATTGAAGAAACCTCGGATCAGATCCGTTTGATGGTTAATGAATTGTCTTCTTCAGTAGACGCTAATAGTGAGTCAATAACTCATATTTCAAATTCTATCGACCTTACTTCACAGGATATTAACTTTGTCAAGACGACAATGACCAATATTCAAAATGCGGTTGATGGTAAGGTCAGTGCTGAAGAAATTCAGGAATGGGCTAGATTTGATGGAGCTACTCTAGAATTGGGAGCATCGAATCAACCATTCAAAGCTCGTTTGTCAACTACGGAATTGGCATTCTATCAGGGCAACAATAAGGTAGCATGGATCTCGAATAACGAACTTCATATTCTGACAGCTATTATCACGCAGTCAATTGGCTGTGGAAATTTTACGTTTGTGGATGAAGGAAGTTTTGGATTTTCATTAATTTAAAAGTAGGGAGGACCAATATATGGCAACAATAAGCGGCAGCTCGTATATCCAGCGATATACTGATGTTGGATGTAACTTTAGTCTGACCGTTACTGCCGATACACAGTCGATAGCTGAGAACTATACCAATGTAAAATATTCGTATAGTTGTAATCATACAGGAACCGGATGGAGTGGTACAGCAAGACCTAATGCCGGATATTTACAGGTTGTTATTAATGGATCAACTGTAGTAAATGTCGCAGCGCCACTTAATACGAGCTCATATAATGACGGTGCCAACATTGCAAGCGGTGGCGGAACTGTAAAAGTATACCACAATTACGACGGTGCTAAAACCTTCTCATATTCCATCAGTATGGTGACTGGTACTGACCAGAACAATTACCAGTGTGTGTGGGTAGCTTCATCTAATAGCGGATCCATGACGCTTAGCACAATTCCGAGAGCTACTCAGCCGAATATGTCCGCGAGCTCCGTTACGATGGGCAATGCCGTTACGATCAATACCCCAAGAGCGGCAAGTGCATTTACGCATTCCTTATGGTATCAGGTAAATGGTGGAAACTGGCAGAGTATTGCTACTGGAGTTGGCACAAGTTATTCGTGGACTGTTCCAGTTGGACTCGCAAGCAGTGTTCCAAATGGTACAAGTATTGGTGTTACAATTATTTGCCGTACTTTCAACGGCTCTACAAATTTGGGCGATAATACGACAAGCTTTACTGCGAATGTTCCGTCAAGTGTTGTTCCGTCGATGGGTACTCCTACTGCAACAATGGTTGATAACGGTGTGCCGTCTGGTTGGGGCGTGTATGTCAAAGGATATTCTAAAGTAACCATTGCTATGACGTCTGTATCTGGATCGTACGGCTCGACCATCAAGTCATATTCCATCACAGGTCCTAACTTAAGTAGTTCCAGTTCATCTGCGACGTCTGGTGTATTAGGTACTGCTGGCACAAACATATATACTTGCACTATCACAGACTCCAGAGGTCGTACTGCTAGTAAGACGGTTAGCATTTCTGTTATTGACTACAGCAAGCCATCTATTTCTGTTTCGGCTAGGAGATGCAATTCAGATGGGACCGTATCATCAAGTGGCACATATTTGCTGGTAACTGTGACATATTCCATCGCAAGTGTATCGTCGAAGAACTCTGTTTCTTCCAGATCTGCATCATGTAATAGCGTATCCAATACCTCATTTTCCAGTGGTACTGCTTTTGTCTTAGCGGCTAATTGCGCTATCAACACGTCTTACACCCTTACGGCAAGCGTAACAGATGCATTGGGTAATTCCGCATCAGCATCTGTCACGATCCCGACAGCCTCACGTATTATGAACGTCCGAGCCAATAAGACTGGTGTTGCGTTTGGAAAGTTTGCGGAGATTGATAATTTGGTGGATTTTGGATGGCCTATCAGAGCATTTGGGACGTTTTCGCCAGTTTCGGCCGGTTTTGTACGCGATTTTAATACAGTCTATACACCAGGAGTGTATAGTTTCAATACTGATTCTTCTAACGGACCTCCATGTGAATATGGACTATTATTGGTATACGTTGCAAACAGTAACTATTCTACTCCTATCCATAACAACTCGTCCAACTGGTTATATCAAATCGCATTTAGCACAGCTAATAATGATATATTTGTAAGACAAAAAATAAATGCTAACGGTTTCACAGGCTGGATTAAATTATTAAATTCTTCAAATTATTCAGCTTACACACTAGCCTACAAAGAATACGCAAACTCAGTATACGGTTGGGATGCGAGTGGAACTAAAGGCGCTGGACTGTTATTGCAAGATGAATATACTGGTACCAGATGGTCTCTGCATACACATAGCGATGCGGTTAGAATCTGGAATGGTTCTACGGAAAAGGTGCTGCTGGATAGTTCGAATTATAACAACTATGCGCTTAAGCGCTATTCTCCAAATGGCTATGAACCAATCCGATATTTTGCTGGAGATAAAAACGGTGACAACATGGTTATTGGTCTTGGTGGAAGTATTGTAATTGGCTCTGGCGAATCTGCTCAAACCTGTATTAGCCAATCGTCCTGGGGAACCTCAAATCAAGCAAATGAATCTTTGGATTTAACTTCAGACTCATACGTAAATATCCACACTAATTTACAAAACGGATTTTCTAACAAAAAAATGTTCAGTTTTAGAGCGGATGGACGCTTGGTCGGGGCATTATATGGATGCTCATATACTGAAGGCAACGGAGTAACACTTTTTACTGATTGTGATACATACATGGAAATCAGATCAAATCATGGCGCAAAAGGTCTTACCTGGTGGGATTCTGATGCTTCTCTTAAAGATAATATCAAAAACACAGAAGTTCGATATGCTCTTGAAAAAATAGCACAATTAAATCATGTGGAGTTTGACTGGAAAGAATCTGGAGATCACGTTGACTTAGGTTATGTCGCAGATGATGTTGAAAAAGTGCTTCCATGCCTTGTGTTTGAAGTACCGCAATATGACAAAAACAATGAACCGGACGGAAGCATCAAAAATATCGATCACAGAACACTGATCCCTCTTATTACTATGGGTATGCAAGAACTCATAGAGGAGAGGGATTTGTTATGGTCCTTTGACGAAGAAGCCGCAAATTGTATTATTCAGTTGAGAGAAGAAGTTGAAGAATTGAAACAGAAAACTGAATTTCTTGAAACCGAACTGACAAATCTGAAAGCCGAACTCGAAGCTCTTAAACAATCTTTAGCTAAATAATAGGAGGTGAGCATAATGATTGTTAAAAAAGGTGTATTGAAAACTCAGGATGGGGTATTTAAAGACTCTGGCGATTCCAAGACCAAAACGATTCGCTATTACAACTTATATTTGTTCGAAGACTTGGACATGAAGATCATGATTAACTCTGAACCGTTCAAGACAGAAACATTATATTCTACGGATGGCGAAACTGTAACAAACACAGTCACGAATAATGTTACTGGAACTTTACAGGGTTCTTGTTGGGTTGGCGATTCCATCGACAGTATTATTTACCGATTCACGATGGGACTGACAGATCCGGTATGGTCTTGGGATGCTGAGATGACATCCATGGACATGCTTTCAGAGAATGATGATCTGAATGATATTACAGTTCCAGGCGTCTACTTCAAACCAACAGCCGCAACAGCAATCACTAATGCTCCTTCCATTATGGCTTCTGCTACGTTCTTCCTTGAAGTATTTGCAGGAGGTTCGGCTGGTCAGATTACGCAGCGCATCACAAGATGCCATAAGACGAATCCGGCTAGATACGAACGGTCATATTATTCTAATGCGTGGAGTGATTGGACAGTGCTTGACTATAAAGCAAAAACAACTATCACGGAGTACACAACCGAATGGACAACTTATGGAACTGCAAAGCCTGTTGTAAGAAGAGACGGTAGAGTTGTTATGCTGAATGGCGTAATGAAGAACTCTTCTGCTGTAACGCTTGGTACTACTCTGACAAAGATCTTTGAGATTCCAGCAGAGTATGCACCACCAGAAACAGTATATGCGGTATGTAATGGCTCAAGTGCAAATAAATTTCAGGTTTCAGTAGACTCATCTGGCAATGTATATTTTGCTAGATACGGAACTACGGCATTCAATTCAGTGGCAGCTGGAGCTTGGTTCCCATTCACATTAACTTGGATTGTTGACTGATTAGGAGGTCAAAATGATAATCATAGATGTTAGCATTGGCATTGATGGAGTGCCTAGCGAAAAGAGTATTTTGCTGGGTAATAAGTATGAAAACAATGATACAATTATCGAGTTCGATTTGCCAGCAGATTTTGAAAACTATAACAAATATGTTGTTGCGGTAAACGGAAATACTACAAGGATTATTCCGGTTATTAATAACCAAATGGCAGTATCTTCGGCATTGACAGAACTGTCCGGAAATTGGGCAATGTATCTTATGTGCCGTGAAAGCGCCATTGATCTGTCTGTTTATGTTCCTGATATTTCTGCAAAGGATAATGAGCATGTCTTTATTTCGGACGGATTTGTTGGGACTGTTGTTAATATTCAGATCGATAAACGTACAGTTGAGCGTATCCCATTAGATACAAATTTAAAGATCGCATACGACGATCTTATGAATCTGAAGGCATATCTTCTTGAGCAGGTTGCCGGAATCGATGCTTACTATGAAAAGACCGATACCAACACGACTGATATCGCCCAGATCAAGGAAGATCTTGCCGATGTTAAACCGAACGTTGTAACTGGTGGATCTGACTACGGTGAGGTTGCTGTATGGGATGATGGCAATCCAAATTCCGAAGACAGACTGTACAGGTTTGTTACAGTGGTTGGAGACAGCAGGGAAGTCGATATTGCAAATTCAACATCACAGATCGTAGGCACATCAAATATTAAAGCAAATGTTGGATTCTTAGGAAACTATACTGAAGGCGCCGAGAATGATACGACGAAAACAATCGTGTCTATTCTTGGTGTTTCTTATGTTAAGACGAATGATAATACGATCATGCCAAACGATCGAGTCATGTCTGATGACAATGGCTATGCGGTAAAGTCTACAAACAATCTTGGCTATCGAGTTCTTAAAGTTGTTGAACCTGGACTTCTTGAAATTATCGTGTCTCCTAATTCTGATATGATCCAGAGGATTAAGACAGATATGGAGTCTAAGGTCGACAAAATTGAAGGAAAAGGTCTTTCTTCGAACGATTTTACAAAAGCTGAAAAGGAAAAGCTTTCTGGATTATCCAACTATGACGATTCTGGAGTAAGACAGGATATAACCAATCTTCAAAACAACAAAGTCAATAAAGTTGACGGAAAAGGTCTTTCATCTAATGACTTCACAACTGAGGAAAAACAGAAACTCGAAAATCTGAGTTCCGCTATTAACTCAAAATTCATCGAGTCAGGTCTCGGAATTCTTAAGACTGGAAAACTGTATGGCGTAAAGGTCTGGAAGTCATCCGCAAACACTTCTACAATTCTGGAAAAGACTCGTGATAACGCAGGACTTGTGTGCGAGCCTTCGACAGACACTGTAGTTGGAAGAGATGACTATGCAGATATTCCATTATTTCAGTGGGTTAAGTGTAACTATAAGCGATATGACGACGGCTTTGCATATCCTGTCGCAATAGAAGGCGACGGAAACTACAAAGAAACAGATGACGTTGACTGTGGCGCAATGCAGCCCACATTCTGGTATGGATATGTTGATGCAGACGAGTATAAGGAGCTTATCATCTCAGATTCTCCAAACGAGGCACTTGGATTGAAACCTTGGGAGCAGGCCGTTAGAGCAGATGGTACCGTAATGCCATATTTCATCCAGTCAAGATATCCGTCTGTAGTAGGAAGCGACGGATTGCTGCATTCACAGCCAGGAAAGAAAATCTCAAGAGTCCATTCTCACAACAGTATGATCACTAACTACCAGAAGAAAGGTGCCGGATATTGGGGTGCTGGATCTGATAGATATACATTTGGCCAGATATTCATGATGATCAAGCATGGCGTAAAGTCTGTTCAGAAGAAGATGAATGGTGTATGTAACTGGAATATTCAGTACAAAGCATCTGTCGAATCTGACACAGCAAATAGCTATTTCCCTGTCACAAATGCGCAGGCAGCTAATTTGCAAGTTGGTCTTTGTGTGTCTGTCGGGTATGGATCTGAAAGTTCAAATGGATCTGTAAATCTTGATAGAGGAATTGGTACGATGCATGCATATGCGGACGATGCAAAGATCCTTAAGATCGAGACGCTCGACGATGGCAATAAAGCAGTGTATTTAGATTGTGAGCCATTTACAACAACGCCAATTACCGGAACATATGCGACACAATACATCTATATGTCATCAATGCACACACATGCTGGTGACACAGATGTCGTCATCGGTCATCACGATGGATCTCCTGTAAGCAACACTGATGGTAAGCATCCATTCCGCATTCAGGGAATCGAATATTTGCATGGTGCTTGGATTGTTGCATCAGACACAGTAATGTTCTTCAAAGAAGATTACTCAAAGGACGTATATTATGCACCAAGAGGTCTCACTCATTCAAGCAATGATACAACGATCAAAGAAACATATACGCTCGTTGGTAATATCCTTCCTAATAACGGAAGTGACTTCTGGATTGGAGATGTTGATCACGTTAACGGTGTCTGGTTCCCAACTTCTGTCGTATCTTCTGACCAGCAAGGTATGGGCGATAGATGTTACGCTGGCGGAAAGGCTACAAGTGGATCAAGAGAATATCTGCAAGGCGGATATCTCAGGGGCGGCTCGAACGATGGTCTGGCTGCTCTGCACTGCAGGGACAGGCTCGGGAGTGCGTACTGGGACTGCGCGTCGGCTGATTAATGCTTCATAGGGGATTGTTAAGGGGACTTTCCCCTTAACGTCTCTTTGGCATTTATTTTACTACTTTTACAATTCAAAATAGGACTCGCAGCAGGCGGTAATCTCAGGAACGGATCGAACGATGGTCTGGCTAATCTGAACTGCAGGAACAGGCTCAGGAATGCGAACTGGAACTACGCGTCGGCTAATTTGTATAAAACACCAAAACTATTTACGTGGGCTGCGTTTCGTCTGTCTAGAACAGACCGCCAAAGTAGGGCGCTATCGCTGGTAATATAAATTAATATTTAGCGAAAAATTGTGTGATGAAGCGTGGGTTAGTAACACCACTGGCAGCGAACACCCATTACATACAAATCAGAAAGGTGTTTTAAAAAGCTTCATGAAAAGAAAATGTAAGAAAGTTTACATTACGGATTTGAAATTCATAGAAGATTCCATACGAGAATGTCTCAAGAGCAAAAAGAAGGATCGAAGAGACATTGTAAGAATCAAAAATGAAATCGGCGATGTCGAGGATATTGCCAAAGTTTTAAAATACGAAATGGTTACAAGAAAACTTGTTTTAAAGCCGATTTTGTACACTCGTAAGTATGATGATTCATCGAAAAAATGGAGAGAGATTGGCATTCAGGATATTAAGCAGCAGATCTACGACTATATCGCAGTTCGTGGAATGAAAGAACTTATTCCTAGAATAGGAAAATACCAATGCGCATCTCTTAAGAAAAGAGGCCAGATATACTGTGCAAATGCTGTTTATAACCATCTTCAAGATAAATCTATAAAATATGCAGCAAAGCTTGACATTCGCAAGTATTATGAGTCAATACCGAAAGACAAGCTCATGGAATGGCTCAAAAGGCATATTAAGAATGAGTTTCTTCTATGGCTGATAAACGAACTAATCGGAACATATAAAAAAGGACTATCGATCGGATCTTACTTATCGCAGTATCTTGCGAATCTATATTTGTCGGATCTTTACCATGAACTCGAAGGCTTGCATCGAATCCGTATAGCTCGTTCTGGGCGCATAAAGACTTACAAAGTAGTGTCATTTCAGACATTTTATATGGACGACATCCTGATACTCGGGAAAAGTGCAAAGCATGTTATGAGAGCCGTTGAGTACATTATACAGCGTATTTCAGAAATGGGACTCACTATAAAAGATAACTGGAGATGCTTTAAAATTGGGAATTCTTTTATCGACATTGCTGGGTACAGAATCTATCGAGACCATATGACGATCCGAAGAGATAATCTTAAGAGAACAAGAAGAGCCTATATTCGATTTGATAGGAACGATGGGAATATTAATCTCGCTAGAAGATGTGTATCTTTTAAAGGACCTCTGATTTATTCCGACTCAAGAAAATTCCGAGATAAGTACAAAGTCGATAAATTATCAGCGAAAGCTAGAAAGGTTGTGTCTAAGCATGATAAAGGAAAAGTCAGATTACAAATTGCCTAATGTTGAAATCAGTAGCTGCAGAAATAAATCATTCGTATTCATCCATCTGAATGAAGTTGAAAAGACAGAAACGGATGAAGAGGGAAATGAGCACACCTACTACGAGTATGATTTCAATGAGTTCAGCGGATTGACAGAATCTCTTCCAATTGAAGACATTCGAATGCATCCGGAATATTATCTGCATTATTCTCAGGATAATAGAACGGTCGAGCAGAAGGTCGATGATCATTCTATCAGTATCTCCGAACTTGAACAATGCATTATGGACATGTCAGAGATTATTTATCAATAAGGAGGTATATATGCAAAAAATTGCAGAAATTTGGGGACGGCATATCATCCTTGGAGATAGAAAATATGCTGATGTCCCAGCTAAGCTAAAAGACTACGTAAAACAGTATCTCGTCGAAAACGGGCGAGAGGACTTGATTATTGAATACTAAGGAGGACTTATATTTATGGCAGACTCAAGTTTAGTATCTTTCGAAAGATATGTAGGAAATTGCTCTTCCAGACAGGGGCATAAAGTAACAAGAATTATCCCTCATCATCAGGCAGGTAATTTGTCTCTTGGCACGCTCGGCAATGTAATGGAAAGCAGAGGTTCTTCTGCTACATATGGAATCGATTCCAATGGCAACATTGGTCAGTATGTTCCAGAATCCCAAAGACCTTGGACAACTTCTTCCTGGGATGCAGACTGTTGTGCTGTAACGATTGAAGTTGCTAATGATGGAGGAGCTCCAGACTGGCATGTATCAGACAAGGCTATCGAAGCTCTCATCAATCTGTGTGTTGATATTTGTAAGCGTAATGGTATTACAAGTCTGAACTACACAGGTGATAGAAATGGCAACATGCATATGCACAAGTGGTACTCAAACACATCTTGCCCTGGTCCATGTTTGGGCAGCAAGTTCCCTTATATTGCTTCTGAAGTAAATAAGAGATTGAATGGCTCTGCAGCTACAACTCCATCAAATCCAGTAAAGCCATCTGGTGAATTATCGAAATATTCTGATGAACAGCTTGCTGATATGGTTATCGCTGGTAAATTTGGCAATGGCGATTCTCGTAAGGCAGCTCTCGACTCTCGTTACAGTGCAGTACAGGCTATTGTGAATCTGAAGCTCGGAGGATCATATTCTGCGCCAGCTCCAGCAAAGAAGTCTATTGATGAGATTGCAAAAGAAGTAATTGCTGGTAAGTGGGGTAACGGCACAGATCGTATGCAGAGACTCGAAGCAGCTGGTTACAACTACAATGAAGTTCAGGCAAAAGTTAATCAGCTCATGGGTGGTTCTAATCCAGCTCCAACTCCAAAGATGACAGCAAGGCAGTTTGCTATGGAAGTATGGTATCATGGTAAACATGGTACTGGTGCTGAAAGACAGGCTGCTGCTGCACGTCTTGGTGTTAACTATGCAGAAGCTCAGAGACTCATCAATATTCTGGCTTCTGGCGGAAAGATTTGATAGAAAGGAGGTATATTTTTATGGCTTGCAAAGGTAAAGGTAAAGGCGGTAAAAAAGGTAAAGGCGGAAAGGGTAAGTAATAGGAGGCATATTTATGAACTTCGGCAATTTGACTCAGTATTTCGTATTGGTAGTAGTCGTAGCTTGCTTAATTGTGGGTTATATTATCAAGACGAGCTTGGATTTCATCCCAAACAAGTATATTCCGACAATCTTGGCTGTTCTTGGAGCAGTCGTAAATTGCATTGTAGGAGGTGTGTCTGTTGAAACCATTGTATATGGTGCTCTGATGGGTCTTGCTTCTACTGGTATGCATCAGGCGTTTACTAAATTCGTTGAAAATGATCACTCAGAAATCCAGGGTGGTCATTAATGATGGATCTTGAACATGAAAAAAGGCTCACGGATGTTGAAGCAAGATCAAGGTCCAATACACATAGAATCGACGAATTAGAAAAACGCCAGGATAATCTTGACGAACTAGTCAGTACTGTAAAGGTATTGGCCAATCGTGAAGAAAATGTTGAATCTGATGTGAAAGAGATTAAGAGCGATGTTAAGGAACTAACATCCAAATCAGCAAAGCGATGGGACTCAGTTATTGATAAGATTATCATGGCAATTGTCGCTGCTGTCGTTGGTTATATTCTAGCTCACGTTGGATTATAGCAAAGCAAAAGGGCCTAGTCGTATTGACTACAAGCCCTTTTATTTTTTCTGGTGTAACTGGCCAATGTCAGTCGGCGATGACTAGTTACACCAACCTATTACGTAAAAAATAAAACATTAACAATCTGCTTTCCGTCAAGCTTTATCCCTCTTATAAGGTCTTGCCAAAATTCCTGCTTCTCATCTTCGCTAAAAGTTTTGTATATTTCTCTATAGTCTGTCTCAAGCATTTTCTTCAAATGACTAACGTCTTTTGGTTTGTTCATAGCAAGCTCTTTTTCTACTTTAGCTATTTCAAGTTTGATCTCAGCGTCTTCTTTGAAATAATCTTCATCAGATTTATTTCCTGCCATATAAACGACATTCAAACGTCTTAACTTTTCTTTCAAGTTTTTTAACTTCTTTTCCGCATCAGATTTATTTTTAGGATCATTCGATTCTATCTCAACTTCAGCGATAGCGTTTGCCATATATTCATCTAAATGCTCTAGTAGATGCTTTTCAATTTTTCGTTCACTGATAGACGAATGGTTATCGCATCCTCTACCTCTTTTTGCACATCTGTAACTCTTATTTATTCTGTCATGCCTTTTGTCACTGCTACCACATAATTTATGACCGCAATTTGGGCATCGCATAAGGCCTCTGAAGTAATACGATATTCCACTTGGCGTAGCTTTGACAGTATCTCTTTCTTGAAATTTAAGAAACTCTTCAGGACTAACATATGCCGGGCAATATTCTTGAACGCCTCTGTGTATTCCGCAATAGAAATCACTTTGAGTCATTCTCTTCCAAGTCTTCCAATCCTTGTTCAAGTTATATTCGTTGACCATATGGCGTATGGCCTTATTCAAGTTACTAGACGATATGAGTATGTCCCAAAATTCTTGTGTTGCTTTCATTGTTTTTGGATCTTTGACTAGCCTCATTACTCCATCTTCATCTTTTTCTTTCATATATCCAAATGGTACGGCTTTACCTCCGAAACAAGCTTCTTTATTTTTGCGTTTATGGTCAAGGACCATCTTAATACGCTCGGCCGTTCTATCGCGTTCGTTCTGAGCAACAGCTAGGAATATGGTAATAGCCATTTGTCCATTAGCTGTACTAGTATCATAGTCCTCTTGAATAGCTTTCCATTCTACTTTATTATTATCTAAGACGTCCTGTACTTTAAAGTATTCCTTAACTGATCTAAACCATCTATCAAGTTTTGTGAATAGGATCATGTCAATCTTTCCGGACTCGACATCATCTAACAAAGCTTTAAGGGCAGGGCGTTTTAATGGTGGTTTTGCTCCTGATATTCCCTCATCGATGTAGAATGCTACTATCTTCAAACCATGCTTTTTGCAATATTCTTTTAAAGCTGCCTTTTGAGCTTCTATTGAATACCCATGCAGTACTTGCTCCTCCGTGCTTACCCTAACATACAAACCAACTCTGCGAATTCTCATGATGTTTCCTCTTTCCTTTATTTTCATATTGCTTTCTACTTTTCAAATTTTTATACTATTCTCGAAAGGAGATTGGTACTATGAAAAACGATTTAATCAGACTAATAGAAACACTTGACGATTATGAAATTGCCTACTTGTACGAATTTGTAAAATTGTCATTCAGAGGATAGTTACTCCTCTGACTTTTTCAATTTGTAGACAAGATTTCTTACGAGCTTCTTATTTTCCTCATTCAATTTATAATAGACCTCAAGCATGTCAGTTGCTTCATAATCCGAAATGATCTTTGCATGGAAATTCGCTGCGTCTGCTGAACTTATATCTGTAATCAACTCTCCAGGAGCCATGCCAAGAGCCTTAGAGATTTTAAGTAACGTGCTTCTCTTTATGTTCACCACTCTTCCAGATTCATATTTTGCTACGGCTGACTTTTGAACACCAACAAGATCTCCTAATTCCTGCTGAGTCATTCGCTTTTCCAGCCTAGCCTTTCTTATTTTCTGTCCTACTTCCATTTTAAACCTCCTTTATAAGTGTCTTTATTATAAACTTTTATGTCTGAAAAATCAATTTAGGTATTGACATGCTTTGTGTCTTGATAGTACATTATCAATGTCTTAATAAGATACAGAAGGGAGCAATGGAATGAGGGGACGAATTGAAAAGATATTTAGCAGGATCTTAAGCGAGAAGTACAATGCCAAAATCAAAATTAAATTTAAGGAGAAGAACGATGGAAATAGAACTAATAGATGATCTGATAGAAATCATAGTGCTTCAGTATGAAGAAAACAAGAAACTCAAAAGGAAACTTGAATTGGTTGAGGGATATTTAGGAATCTACGAAGATTACATAAAGGGTGGGCATAATGTCGACAGTACTGAGATCTGAGCTATCTGAAAAGAACAAATACTGGATTGATAAACATAGATATTACGAGCTTAAACATTTTTGTATGCAGTACAATACTTGGAAGAAGACTTACTACGACTTGAGTAATCTGAAGATTCCGTCATCTATATTTGAGCGAATTACACCAAGCACAATGCATTCGGACTTCACTGCAAAGTATGCAATACGCAAAGCATATTACGGAGAGAAGATAAAACTCGTAGAAGAAACTGCCAAAAAGACTGATGAAGAACTTTGGGAGTATATTCTTAGAGGAGTTACTGAAGGACTATCCTATACATATTTGAAAACCAACTTGGGAATACCTTGCTCAAAGAATACATATTATGATCGCTATAGAAGGTTCTTCTGGCTGCTAAGCGAGTATAGGCAGTAACGCGAAAAAAACTTCTCCTTTAATGGTAATATAGGAGGAAAATTAATTATGAATTACCGCAATGGATTAATCCCACAGAATGGCATTACAACAAATGAAAGTAGCAAGAGAATGATTTTGTATGTAACCACTATTGGAAGTGAAGCAGATAAGGTCACTAATCAAATGTTTAAGGAATTATATTTGATGAGGCCAAGAGTCAAAAAGACTAAACTTGGCAACATGAATGTAACTAAGTATTCATTTGAATTCAGTGACGAATTCGTCACAAAGAATGTATGGCAAGCATTGCAGAAAACTTGGTTCAACAATCATAAAGATGAATGCAAGTTCTTGAGGGAGTCGATGAATAGTATTTACATTATTAATCAAATCGAATTTTACTAAGATTGATGAGATCTCATACGAGGTCTCTTCTTTTTTGTTCGCATTAGAAACACCTTCCTTTATGAGAAAAGGAGAATGAGTTATGAAAAAAGATGAATTGATCTTAAAATGTTTTTCAATTATTTTAATCGGAGGAAGCATCGTATCAGCATTTATTTGTGGAAAGCAATGTGGCTATCGAGAAGGTTCTCACGACACTGTGCGAAAATTTCAGCCACTATTGGACGAATCCATAGAAAATTTTAATGAGCTATATTCCATGTATAATAGAAAAGCAGAAGAAGATCCATTTGGAAACAAAAGAACTCAAGAATACTTAAGTTAAAGATTAGAGCCAGTGTTAGGCTCTTTTCTTTTTGTTCGCGTAATTTACAAGTTGTGTTATGAGAAAAGGAGATAAATTATTATGACAACAAAATTCAATTCTGTAGAAAAGGCATTACTTGTAGGAGTATCAACTGTAGGTTATCCGGTGGTAGGTATTTACGCACTGGCGCACTTCACAAAAGAGTACTTCAAAGAAGTTATTCGCTATGTAAATGGAAAGGAAGAAAAGAAGTCAATATTTATTGACATTGACGAAGTAAGAGGACACGAATAATGTCCTTTTATTTTTCTAATCTAGATTAAAACGAACGCGCGAAGTACATGCTCTATTATGAGAAAAGGAGATTATATTTATGAAACGTAAAAATGTTGAAGCAGCAAGAGAAGTAAGATTATGGATCGGACAGATTATTGTGCCAGGAGTAACAGTATTGGCATCAGCTCTGGCTATTCCAGAAGTAAGGCAAGCTGTGGCAGCAAAAGCTACGGAACTTAAATTATCTATTGATCAAAAAATAGAAAATTTAAAGAAGAAGAATCCTAGTCAAATGAACTAAGGTTCTTTTTTTTCGCATTTTCTAACCTAGATTAAAACTTAGGTACGCAGGTGACCAAATTAAATGCTATTTTTGTAAAGTGAAATTTCCGCGGTTGGAATTTTTGAAAAAGCATTTTAGAAAGGAGGAGCAAATGAATTGGCCATTGATAGTATCAATTGTGGCAAACCTATTACTATTATTTTTGTACATTCGTTCTAAGGTAAAGCGCCCAAAGGTATATGGATCTGTTGTGCTTATCGATACTAAGAACATGTACATAGAGTTTGATAGTGATAAGGCGCTTTCAGATTTATATTCTAAAGATGAAGCAGCTTTTAGAATCGTAAAACCGCACAAATAACACGCGCTTTAATGAAACATGTTAACGTAAAGGAGGAACATAAAATGAATAGAACGTTATTGCATGATGAAATCGTAAACGAAATCGAAGAATTATCTAAGAAGGATACTGGAACAGAAGAGTATCAGATTGCCGTAAATGGCGTAACGAAGTTAATGGATAAAGAACTCGAATGGTCGAAACTCGACAATGAAATTGAGCAAAAGAATTTAGACAGAGACTCTGCCGAAAGAATTAAGCTCAAAGAAATTGAAGAGGATCGAAAGGATAAGCGAGTTAAGAACACATTAACTGGTGTAAGCATCATTGGCGGATTTGGATTAACTATCTGGGGCGCGTTGAAGTCTTGGGAGTTCGAGAAGGAAGGAACTGTAACATCGGCATTCGGAAAGATATTTCTTAAAGGATTCCGACCAAATTAATAAGTTTCAATAAGGAGTCTGAAAAGACTCTTTTATTTTTGCAAGGAGTTAGCTATGAGATACCATTACGAAAAGCCGGATGCATATTTCTCGAATTATGGAACGACGTACACTTGTGATCATCCGGTATATTCTAAATGTACATTATACAAGATCGGCGAGAAAGGTCTTGGCGTAATCCAGCAAAGGTATGATCCGTCTACAAAGCATACATATTGGTCAGAGATAGATTCTTGGTTAACTGACTATCTATATTTGCACAAGAGATTTAAGAAATTCTTTGATCTACGAGCAGGTGTATGTACGGATGGGTTATATCCTACTGTGACTATACGCCAAATCATGTGGGCTCTTAAAATGAAACCTATAAAAAGAGAGCCATGGGAGACATATTTTGATAGGAAGAGTGTTTAGGTTCGCATTGATTACAACTTCTATAATGAAGACAATAGTCGAAAAGGAGGATAATATGGATGAAATGAAGATTAAGTTGCAAACTGGTCTAATGAAAGGAATTGTATCAAAGCTTATAACTAAAGCGATATTCAAGAAATTTGGTGTCAAACCAGATATTGAATTGAATGGCATATCTTTAGAGAAAGTTGGAAGCAAGATACATATTCACATTAACGCAGATGCAGAAATCGATGAATCTGATTTACTTAAGATTACAAGGTTGTCTGAAATAGAAGAGGCTTAAAGGTCTCTTTTATTTTTGGGATTCGCGAAATTTACAAGTTGTGTTATGAGAAGTAGGTAGCTCAGTTGGGAGAGCACTGTAAACCGCAGGGACGCAGGTCCGAATCCTGTCCTATTTCTTTTCAGTTTTGTTCGCGACGAAAGCAAGTACTATTATGAGAAAAGGAGAAAGATCATGAACAAAAAATTATTATTGGGTACCATTGGAGCTATATTAACAGCTGCTGGTACAATAGTATCACTTGTTAGTGAAATTGTATCCAAAGAGAAGAAGTAAAGACTCGGTTAAGACACTGAGTCTTTATCTTTTGGTTTGAAAGGAGGAACTATATTTATGAACAAACCAAACATTAACATCAAAGGACTCGTCAAGGCAGTAAGGATCGGACTTGACAAACATGCGCCAGAAATTCTGACAGGAATTGGCATTGCAGGCATGGTGACATGTACAGTATTAGCTGTAAAGGCTACACCAAAAGCGTTAGAGCTTATCGAAGAGGAAAAAGAAAAGAAAGGCGATGAGACACTCAAGCCAGTCGAAACAGTTAAAGCTGCTTGGAAGCCTTATATTCCAGCAATGGCAGTAGGAGGAGCTTCAATCATGTGCTTAATTGGAGCAACGTCCGTAAACACAAGACGCATATCTGCACTGGCGGCTGCATACAAGCTCTCTGAAACAGCATTGGATGAGTATAAGACAGCAGCACTTGAAACTCTTGGCGAAAAGAAGGAAAAAGATATTCGCGACAAGGTTGCTGAAAACAAGATTGCTGCAAATCCAGTTAACGAAAGTTCTATTATTGTGACCGGAAGTGGCAATAGCTTATGCTATGACTCTATTTCTGGAAGATATTTCAGATCCAGCATTGACAAGATTAAGAAAGTAGAGAACCAGATTGAGAGAGAACTGCTATCGTCAGATTATATTTCATTGAATGACTTTTACGATGCTCTTGGACTTGAGCATATTGAGATTGGTGATGATATTGGATGGAGGGTTGACTGGATAAGGTCGTTCGAGATCAACTTTAGCTCTCAGCTTACAAAAGACGGAGAACCAGCAATCGTATTGGAGTACGAAGATATGCCTAGATACGATTACGACAAGTATTGATATTTGAGTTAGGGAGCGTCCATGCGATGCTCCTTTCTTTTTCGCGTGAAATACATACCATATTATGAGAGACAATAAGTCTCAGGAGGAAAATAAATTATGACAAACACAAACGAAGCAATCATGAACACAGAAGAAGTAACGGCTGAAGAAGTCGCAACTGAAGTAAAGGTTCCTTTACACAAGAAGGCACTCAACTTTGTTGCTAAGCACAAGAAGGCTATCGCAATTGGAGCGGTAGCAGTAGGTTGTGTTGCGGCAGCAATCGCAGGTGTAAAAATGCACAAAGGCAACCCAGCAGAAGCAGTTGATGACTTAGCAGACGCAGCTGATGCTGTAACTGATGCTGTCGAAGAAGTTGTTGACATTACTAACTTCTAAGAGATCAAGTTTCAAGAAAGGAGCACAACCGTAATAGGTTGTATTCTTTTTTATTTGCGTTAAGGAGGAACCATATGTCTAACGAAATGGACGATTACAAATCTAATTCCTATAAGGATAAGAAAGAATGTTCTGCGGAACCAAGACCGATTACCAATGATATTTCGGAAACTAAGGTAAGTCGTTTGGCTCCAAAAGAACCAGTTAAGGTCAGAAAGAGATCTGGTTTATCTAGATCGTTCGATGAGTTCGTAAGGGATGATCTGAACAAAGTGAAAGAGTTTGCTATCACGGATGTTATTGTCCCAGCTATCAAGAAATCAATCTCTGATATTTTCAAGACAGGTATTGACATGATTCTGTATCATGGCGAAACAGGTAGCAGTAGCAGAAGATATCCTGATAGCTCAAAGGTTTCATATAGAAGCTACTACGATAGCGCTCCGGCGAGAAGAACATCATATTCCGATAGAAGGAATGCGTACTATTGCGACGAGCGTATTTTTGACTCAAGAGGTGAAGCTGAAGCAAAGTTAGCACAGCTTGACGATATTATGGCTCGTTATCATCTTGTCAGAGTAGCTGACTATTGTGAAATTGTTGGAATCACTGGAAACTATACGGACAACGACTATGGCTGGACAGATTTGAGAACAGCCGAAGTTGTTAGAGTTCGTGAAGGTTATATCATCAGAATGCCTAGAGCATTGCCTATTGACTAAAGAAAAAGGAGAATATATTTATGAAGGCAGAAGCATTAAACAAATTATCTAGATCCATCCACAAGGTTGGATTTAAGTTAAAGAAGCACAGTCCTGAAATTTTAACAGGTGCTGGTATTGTATGTGTAGTAGCAAGTACTGTAATGGCTTGCAAGGCTACAACAAAGTTATCTCAGGTTCTTGAGGAAGCGAAGGAACAGGCTGATCAGATCCATGGTTATGTTAAAAAGAATGGATATTCTGAGAAGTATTCAGAGAATGACGAAAAGAAGGATCTGGCCATTGTGTATACAAAGTCTGGCATGAATATTGCCAAACTGTATGGTCCATCTGTACTTGTTGGGGTTCTTGGTGTTACAAGCATTTTAGCAGGTAACAATATTCTTAAGAAGCGTAATGTAGCATTGACAGCGGCATATACAGCAGTCGATAACAGCTTCAAGAAGTACAGAGAACGTGTTGCCGAACGTTTTGGTGAGAATATTGATCGTGAACTGAAGAACAACGTAATAAAAAAAGAAGTTGAAGTCGGTGAGGTTGACGAAAACGGTGAAGTAAAGAAAGTAAAGACAACTGCATATATGGTAAATCCAAGTGATATTTCTGAGTATGCAAGATTCTTTGAAGAGTATACTGTTGACGATAGGGGGAACAGAATCAAGAACACATATTGGACTTCCAATAACGAGTATAATTTAATGTTCTTAAAGAAGGCCGAATCCTTTGCAAATGACAAACTCAGAACCCATGGATATTTATTCCTGAATGACGTTTATGAAATGCTCGGTATTCCAAAGTCTAAAGCGGGACAGGTAGTCGGATGGGTTTATGATGAAAAGAACCCAGTAGGCGATAACTATGTTGACTTTGGTTTATACAAGGACAATCTTTCATATTCTGATTTTGTTAATGGTTACGATCCAGCAATTCTGTTAGACTTCAATGTTGACGGTAACATTTGGAAGCTGATGGACGATAATTGCGATTTTCGTTCTAAGCGGTAATCCATACTGGGATTCAATGGAGTATGGATTTGACATTGATCTATATTTCGCCATTGACTAAAAGAAAAGGAGAACACTATGACTAATAAGACAGCATGTGCAGTATCCTTAGCAGTTGGGGCCTTAATCGGCTCCGCTGCTACTTGGATATTTGCAAAGAAGTATTATGAAAAGATTTCCAAAGAGGAGATCGATTCTGTTAAGAAGGAATTCTCTAAGATGAGAAATACTAGTGAACATTCTGACGAAGAAAAACACAATGATATTTCAAGTTTAAAAGAAACTACCGACAAAATTGAACACTACGACTACACAGACCACTCAAAGAAAGAAGAACCAGATATTACTGTAAAGGGGGTAAAAGAAGTGAACGAACCTTATGTTATTGCTCCAGATGATTTTGGAGAGTATATGGACTATGAGCAGATTAGCTTAACATATTTTAGAGATGGAGTATTAGCTGATGAAGATACTCTCGAAGTGATTGATGATATTGCTGGAACTGTCGGAGAAGACTTTGCGGATCATTTCGGTGAGTATGAAGATGACTCTGTTCATATTCGTAATGATGTTACAAGATGCGAGTATGAAATTCTTGCTGATCTGAGAACATATTCCGATGCACTCAGTGAAAAGTACGGACGAGTATCTAATCTTCAGCTTGAAGAAGACTGATGCTTAACAATATTGAAAAAGAATATTTTGAGTGGATGTATAATCTCGTCATCAACAATGGATATTCTGTGAGCTTAACCTACAAAGAATTAATGTGGTTCTTGTACAATACAGAATTCACATATTTGATTGACAGGGATGGCAATAGAGCAGCTGATGGAATCGACTTCCGTTACAGGTTTGCCTATGAGAATGGATATTTGAGAGATGAGATTGATAGGGTTTTTGAAAACAGGCCATGCAGTATTCTTGAAATGATGCTTGCTTTGTCATGCAGGCTAGAGGATATTATGTCGGACTACGATTATGGAAACAGAATGGGACAATGGTTCTGGAACATGATCGTTAGTCTTGGCCTAGTGCATATGTCAGATGAGCATTTTGATAGGGCGTATGCAAAAGAAGTTATATTTAGGTTTTTGAATAGACAGTACAAACCTAATGGAGAAGGTGGTTTATTTACTTTAGAGCATCCTAAGTATGACTTGAGAGACGAAGAAATCTGGTACCAGGCAATGTGGTATTTGGATGAGAACTTCGATTTCTCAATTTGATGAAAGGAGGCGAAAGTAGATGTGTTAGATTTTTTAAAGATTTCTACTCGGGTACGAAAAGGAGTAATAGAAGTCTATCCCAAATTCATGATCCAAAAGTCTAAGGATCTCATGATACGAGGTGGAGATTTTTATGCTATTTGGATTGAAGAACGTGGGCTATGGTCTACTGACGAGAACGATGCAATTCAGCTGATTGACAAAGCTTTGAACGAACATTTTGAAAAGGAAAAAGCAAGTCTTGGCCCGGGTGCAAGAGTCTTATATTTGTGGGATGCTGAGACTGGAATGATCGATGTTTGGCATAAGTATTGTCAGAAGCAAATGAGAGATTCGTTCCATATGCTTGATGAGAAGCTTATATTCTCAAATGACAAGACATCAAAGAAGGACTATGCCACAAAGCGCTTGAACTATCCTCTAGTCGAAGGCGACATATCTGCTTACGATAAGATTATCTCGACTTTATATTCTCCAGAAGAAAGACATAAGATCGAATGGGCGATCGGATCTATTGTCACTGGAGATTCTAAGAAAATTCAGAAGTTCCTTGTATTCTATGGTGCAGCAGGAACTGGAAAGTCAACGATCCTGAATATTATTCAGCAACTGTTCGAAGGATATTATTCTGTGTTTGATGCAAGGGCATTGGGTTCATCCAGTAACTCATTTGCTCTTGAGGCATTCAAGAATAATCCTTTAGTTGCGATCCAGCACGATGGCGACCTGTCGAAGATTGAGGATAATACGAGACTTAACAGTTTGGTATCTCATGAATTGATGACTGTGAATGAGAAGTTCAAGTCTACATATTCTAGTAGATTCAAAGCATTTCTGTTCATGGGTACAAACAGACCAGTTAAGATCACAGATGCAAGATCAGGTCTTATTCGAAGACTTATCGATGTAACTCCAACTGGTGAAAAAATACCGATTCGTGAGTACAAGCGCCTTATGAAGCAAGTTGAGTTTGAGTTAGGTGGGATTGCCTGTCATTGTAAGGAAGTATATTTGTCTAATCCGGCAGCGTATGACGATTATATTCCAATCTCTATGATGGGAGCATCTAATGACTTCTACAACTTTGTAGATGACTCATATTTGGTCTTTGAAAAGAACGATGGTACAACCTTGAAAGCTGCCTGGGAGATGTATAAGACATATTGCGATGATGCAAAGATTGGCTATCCATTTTCTCAGAGAGTGTTCAAGGAAGAACTCAAGAACTATTTTCATGAGTTTAACGAAAGATACACATTGGAAGATGGGACAAGAGTACGAAACTATTATTCTGGATTCCGTAAAGAGAAATTTGAGGGCACATCCATAGGAGGAAAGAAAGAAGAGTCTGCCAAACTCATTAAATTTGAGGAGATAGATTCTATATTTGATAAGGAATGTGCGGATTGCCAAGCTCAGTACGCCAACGAAGAAGGCACTCCTACTAAAAAGTGGGAGAACGTTAACACGACACTAAGGCATTTGGATACATCAAAGCTTCATTATGTGAAAGTTCCGGAGAATCATATCGTGATTGACTTTGATATTCCAGATGAGAATGGTAATAAGTGTTACGATAAAAATTTGGAAGAGGCAAGCAAGTGGCCGCCTACTTATGCTGAACTAAGTAAGAGCGGAGCAGGTATTCACCTTCATTATATTTACGCAGGAGATCCCACAAAGCTTAGTAGGGTTTATGGGGATCATATTGAGGTGAAAGTATTTACTGGTAATAGCTCACTTAGAAGGAAATTGACTAAGTGCAACAACTTACCAATTGCTCAGATCAGTGGTGGCTTGCCATTGAAAAAGGAGAAACCTATGATAAATTTTGATACTGTTCAAAGTGAGAAGGGACTTAGAGCAGCTATTAAGAAAAACTTGAACAAAGAAGTTCACTCTGCTACAAAACCTAGCGTTGACTTCATCTACAAGATTTTGGAAGACGCTTACAATAGTGGACTGAACTACGATGTTACAGACATGCGAAATGCTGTATTTGCATTTGCAGCAAACAGTACAAATCAGGCTGACTATTGCATGAAGTTGGTTAACAAGATGCGGTTTAAGTCTGAGGATTATGCAGTTCCTGTCGACAACAAAGAAGCTCCTATTGTATTTGTCGATGTTGAAGTATTTCCTAACTTGTTCTTGGTTAACTTCAAGATTCAGGGAGAAGGAAAACCTGTTGTACGAATGATCAATCCTAAGCCAACCGATATCGAGGCCTTGCTCAAATTCAGACTGATAGGATTCAACAACAGAGCTTACGATAATCATATGCTGTATGCTTGCTGGATGGGATATTCTAATGCGGCACTTTACGATTTATCTACACGATTGGTAAGCCCAGATAAGAAAATTTCCCGGGAGGCAAAATTCGGAGAAGCATTTAACTTGTCATATACAGATGTTTATGACTTTGCTGCAACGAAGCAGTCTCTTAAGAAATGGGAGATTGAATTAGGCATCCATCACAAAGAACTTGGATTGCCTTGGGACCAGCCAGTACCTGAAGAACGCTGGGTTGAAGTTGCTGAGTATTGTGACAACGACGTTATTGCTACAGAAGCCGTATTCAATCATCTACAAGCAGACTTTGTTGCAAGAGAAATATTGGCTGATATTGCTGGAATGACGGTTAACGATACGACAAACAGCCTTACAACGAAGATCATATTTGGTGATGACCGAAACCCACAAGAGCAGTTCAACTATCGTAACATGGGTTTAACAGCTCCAGACGATCACTTTGATATTGATGATGAGTATACCAGATTTGATGTAAAGGGGAGACCTGTATTTCCTGGCTATACATATGACAAGTACAAGCGCAAGTCAGAGTATCGTGGAGAAGATCCTGGTGAAGGTGGATATGTCTATGCGAATCCTGGCATATATTACCTTGTAGCGCTGCTTGATATTGCCTCCATGCATCCGAGTAGCATTATTGCTGAGCAGTTATTTGGAAAGTACACATCCAGATTCCAGGAAATTAAAGATCTGCGTGTTGAGATCAAGCATAAGAATTTCGATAAGGCAAAGACGATGCTTGGTGGAGCTTTGGAGAAATATTTGGATGATCCATCAAAGGCAAAAGCTCTCGCATATGCTCTTAAGATTGCTATTAACTCGGTATACGGCCTCACAAGTGCTAAATTCCCTAATGCGTTCAAAGATCCTCGTAATGACGACAATATTGTTGCTAAGCGTGGAGCTCTGTTCATGATCAATCTGAAGCATCAGGTTGAGAAGCGTGGATATAAGGTTGCACATATTAAGACCGACTCGATCAAGATTCCAAATGCTGATCTGGATATTATTCAGTTTGTAATGGAATATGGCAAGCAGTATGGTTACACATTTGAACATGAGGCTACTTATGAGCGCATGTGTCTTGTTAACAACGCAGTGTATATTGCAAAGTATGCTGAAGCTGATGAGTGCAATCGGAGATACGGTTATATTCCTGGCGATAACATGGAACATGGTGGTCAATGGACTGCTACAGGTGCTCAGTTTGCAGTGCCATATGTATTTAAGACGTTATTTTCCAAGGAGCCTATCGATTTTGAAGACATGTGCGAGACCAAATCCGTTAAGGAAGGCGCTATGTATTTGGATATGAATGAAGGAAAGCCTGATGTATCTGAATGGGAAAAACTTAAGGCGCTAAGGAATAAGAATCCTGACAAACTGACGAAACGAGAAGCTAGTTTACTTGAAGAGCATAAAGATATTTCTGACGAAGAGCTTAATACACTCATTGCGGAAGGCCATAACTATATTTTCGTAGGACGAGTTGGTCAGTTCACTCCAGTCAAAGAAGGATATGGCGGTGGAATTCTATATCGCGTTAAGGATGAAAAGAATTATGCCGTAACTGGTACAACTGGATATCGTTGGCTTGAATCTGAGATGGTCAAGACAATTGGCAATACGGAAGAAATTGATCGAGACTATTATAGAAAACTTGTTGACGATGCTGCTAGCGAGATTAATTCATATTGCCTGCCATTTGGTCGTGGTCCGCATAATTGCGACGAGTTTATACATGGTCCTATTTATGAACCTGATCTGGTTCCAGCATGGAATATTATAAGTGATCCATTGCCGGAGAGTTATGCGGCTGTTGTAAAGTGAGGAGATAAATGACGCAGAATGATATTGTAGATTTCATTGGCGAAAACCGAAAGAAAATTTGGTCCGGGATTATTCTCGGATCTTTTATTTTTGTAGCGACTGGAATTGTTGCTGTAAGTAAGATTTTTAAGAAAGTAGAGGAGAATTGAAATGGAATTGAGAATTTTAGAAAACGGAAAGCTTCAGATTGATGATGCGAGATTAACTTGGTTTAATTTCGCTGGAGAAAAATTCGGAAAAGGTGGAAAGAGAACGTTTGGTGTTCAGATCACTAGACAGGAAGATGCTGACGCATTGCAGGATGCCGGATACAGATTGAGCATTAAGGCACCTAGAGAAGAAGGAGAGCTGCCTTTTATGGTACTTAAGGTTACGATCAAGTTCAATGACTTTGGACCAAATGTATATTTGGAAAGTGGCGGCAACATGCGTAAGCTTGATGAGGAGTCTATCGGAATGCTTGACAAGATCCGTATTGCATCTGCGAGCATGGATATTTCCCCATATGACAGTATTGTTGGTGGCACTGAGTACCGTACTCCATATTTGAGAAGCATGAAGGTTGTGCAGTTTGTTGAAGACAGATTTGCCGATGAGTATGACTCTTATCAGGATTGATATTTCGCGAAAAATACATTCTGTATTATGAGAAAGGAGTACTTATATGAAGGAAAGTTTTAAAAAAGGTTTTGGAGAATGTCTTGGAAGTATGGCAGCGTTGGCAGTAGTAATTGCTGTTGCGGAGGCTATAATTAGAAAGAAAACAGACTCTGAAATTAAAAAGACAGAACCTGAAGAAGAGTAATCGGTTTTTAAAGATTAGAGATCTCACACGAGGTCTCTTTTCTTTTATTTTTGGAGGTGGAGACACATGGAAGACAATTACAAAGAAGTATATTTCTACAAGTATTGTAAGAATTGTCAGTACAAGGACAGCAAAGAGGATGAGGAACCTTGCGATGAGTGCTTGAATGAGCCATCGAACACAAATTCTCACAAGCCTGTATATTTCAAAGAGAAGGAAGTTTAGATAGTAAGACAATGATATTTCTAGAAAGGAGGTGGATGTAATGAAACTTTATGATTATCAGATCGACGCCATTAACAGATTGAACAATGGCTATATTCTGAATGGCGGAGTTGGAAGCGGAAAGTCTTTAACGGCTCTTGGATATTACTACTTCACGAATCTTGGATCTATGGAGTTCTTAAAGGGCGGCAAGTACAAAAAGATGCCAAAACCACAAGATCTTTATATTATCACGACTGCTCGTAAGAGAGATACCTTTGAATGGGAGAAGGAGCTGGTTCCATTTTTGCTTTCTACTAAGCAAGATAAGAACAGTTTATATTCTAACAAAGTTGTAGTTGACTCTTGGAACAACATTAAGAAGTATGTAGATGTTCGGAATGCATTCTTTATATTTGATGAGCAGCGTGTCGTTGGTAGTGGCGCTTGGGTTAAGTCATTTTTGAAGATCACTAAGTGCAATGCTTGGATATTGCTTAGCGCTACTCCCGGAGATTCGTGGAGTGATTATATTCCAGTCTTTGTTGCAAATGGGTTCTACAGGAATCGCAGCGAGTTCATTCGCGAGCATGTCGTATATTCCAGATTCACAAAGTATCCAAAGATTGACAAGTATATTAATACTGGACGATTGATAAGGCTGAGGAACAAGATTCTTGTGGACATGGATTTTCACAGAGATACGATCGCACATCACGAAGATGTTTATGTTCAGTATGATATTTCTTTGTATAGATCTGTAGGACGAACTAGATGGAATCCATATACAAACGAACCGTTAACCAATGCTGCTGAACTGTGTTATTTGTGGAGAAAGATTGTTAACTCTGATGAGTCTAGACAAGTTGCAGTTCTTGATATTGTGGCGGATCATCCAAGAGTAATCATATTCTACAACTTTGACTACGAGAGGGATATTCTTAGGTCCATGGAGTACATAAACGATGGAGAATGTTTGGATGTAGCTGAGTGGAATGGCCATAAGCATCAGCCAATACCAGATAGTGACAAGTGGGTATATTTGGTTCAGTACACTGCTGGATGTGAAGGATGGAATTGCGTTAAGACAGATACAATCATATTCTACTCGCAAAACTACAGCTATAAGGTTATGGAACAGGCTGCTGGACGAATTGATAGGCTTAACACTCCGTATAAGGATTTATATTACTATCACCTCAAATCTAGAAGTGGCATTGATCTTGCTATATCTAAAGCTCTCAGCCAAAAGAAGAAATTCAATGAGGGCAAGTTCGTTAAGTGGTAATTTGCTGTAAAGGAGGAGAATAAAATGGCAAATACAGTAAGCTCAACTTTGAAAGAAACTTTAAAGCGGTTAGAAGGTAAGGATATTGCTATTGGAACCGTCCAGGGAAGAGAAAAAGGAGAATTTTGTTTTAAGTCCGAATTCGATTTGAAATACGGAAATAAGTAACATGGAATCACATCGTTTTAATAAACCTGATTCTAACACGGAATTTCCTTGCTTGAATTGCAAGAAGAGACATGATATTTGTTGGGGGGACTTGCGAGGATTATATTCGTGCGAAGAAGCAGCAAGAGAAAGAATCATCCGAAAGACGTAAATATTTGGATGATTTCCATAAGAGATTTTGAGGAGGAAGTAAAGTTATGGCGTATTATGAAAAGCATATTTTTAAAGATCCAAGCAATCCGAAAAAGGCAAAATACAATCGACTGTATATTACTACAGTAGGAAGTAAGGCTGACAAGATTGTCAATGATATTTTCGGGAAGTGCGGAATGAAGAATGCACGGGTAAAGGAAGGCACGTTTTGTGATGGACAGCCAACTCACAAGTATTCTTTCACATATTCTGATCAGGACGAAGTTGTAAGAGTGAGCAGGAACTTCAAGAACGAACTGCTGAACGATTATATTTCTGAGGTGCATACTTTGCAGGAAAACCATAATGGCGTATTTGTTATTGATAAGATCATTTACGAAAAGTGATATTTTGGAAGGTTAAAGGAGGATGTTATGGCAAAAGAAGAAGTGAACCATCCAGACCGATATAATAAGGGCGGTATTGAAGTCATTGATATTATCAGGGCTTATACTGCAGATTTGAATGGTAAGGAGGCTTTTGATATTGGCAATGCTATCAAGTATATTTGTCGATATAAGGACAAGAATGGCGTTGAAGATCTGAAGAAGGCCATTTGGTATATTAATGACGCTATTATGTCAAGTGGTAACGCATACACCAAAGATATGGAATACATAAGAAGTAACATTGACACGTATGATATTTTGGATCAGTTGGCAGAAGAAGCAGCGGAACTCAGTCAGGCAGCATTAAAACTTAAGAGAGCAATGAAAGGTACAAATCCTACTACTGTTGGACTTGTAGAAGCTAATAATCGGCTTATCGAGGAATACTCTGATGTTTGTAATGCGGCTAATGTTCTTGGTATTTCCGTTGACAATGATATTTGCGCTTATAAAATGAAGCGTTGGGTTGAACGTAAAAAAGGAGAATAATATGTTGAATGAAATGGCTGTTCACGAGGTTGATAGTTATGTATGGAAACCAGTGGGTCATGTGCTTGAGGTCAAATACCTTGACGGAACTTATCAGATGTTTAATGAGGTTATTAGCTTTTCTTATGCACCGGAAAGAACAAGTGTTGGAATGACAATTAAAATCCGGTTCGCACCGGAGAAGACCATCACAGAAGTAGCAAGGGAAGTGATTGCCGGTAAATGGGGAACTGGTGCTGATCGTATTCAGAGACTTAAAGAAGCTGGTTATAGCTACAATGAAGTTCAGGGGGAAGTAAATCGTATGTTATTCAGATATTCTAATGTTACTAAGCGTGAAGGCTCGAAGATCAAGAATGTTATTTTCAATGAGCCAGCTACGATTGTATTCTGGAGCGACGGAACAAAGACAGTAGTCAAGTGTGGAGAGAATGATATTTACGATCCTGAGAAAGGTCTTGCTATGGCTGTAGCTAAGAAGTTCCTTGGCACGAATAAGTCGAAGTCCAATTATCTTGATGAATTCAAGAAGTGGTTGCCGAAAGAGGAAGAAGAATCCGAACAAGAAAAACTGATTGATGTATGGGATGCCTTTGCTAATATTGTGAAGGATTCCGGGAGATAAGTATGCTGAAGATTGAAAATACTGAAGTTGTTGGTTGGGAAGATGCTATTCGTGATATACCGGCAAGAAGTTATAGACGCACAAAGAATGGAAGATATGAGGCGTATTGTTCAGACCATAGTCACTCAATATTTTTAGGAACTTATGATACTCCAGAAGAAGCAGAAGAAGCATCCTATAATTATCGAGCTAATAGATTGGTTTCTAGGGTAGAAGAATATGGACTCAATATTTATGATGGCGTTGTGTTTATGAAAAACTATATGGCTTTTTCAAATGGAATGATATTCAATTTACATGGAGAAAGAATCATAGGGCATGTTGATAGATGCGGTTATATATCTGGAATTATTAACAGAAGAAATGTTAGATTCCATAGAATAATAGCTTCTATATTTTGCGAACGCGAGATAGGAAAGGACTATGTCAATCATATCGATGGAAATAAATTAAACAATTCTGCAGATAATTTAGAATGGTGTACAAAAAGCGAAAACACTTTACACTCTTTTAAAAATGGTTTGCAGAATAATATTGGCGGAATTCCAGTATATTCGGAAGAAGAAAAAGAATACATAAAAGATCATTGCTATGATTATTATAAAGAAGTGGCAAATCATCTTGGAAGGAATCCAGAAACTGTTAGAAAATATATGTATAAGCATAGGAGGGCATTTGATAATGATTAAAGTAGAAAATACAATTACTCCGTCTGCTGATCAATGGAATACTATTCTATTATCAATGAGAAATCCGCTTAATTCTTGGCAAAAAAGGGATAGCAAATTTATAGAAGACTCAAATTTCGATCCGAACGATTATCCATGCGGATTTAAATTAGGCGATAACGACCATGACCTTATGATCAGACTTCGTAATGCAGGTACAGACCATCGTAAGTTCATGCGGATGATTACTGTGTATGTGGATATTACTGGTCCGCTCTATTGGTGGAAAGAATTTGATACATACAAGATTGGAACTGTTGCGAACTCTTGCTCAACTATGCATAAGATTGCGGCGAAGGAGTTTGAATTGAGCGATTTTAGTTACGAACATCTTATCGATACGTGTTTGTTAGAAAGAATTATAAACGAACTGAATGTATATCGCGGAATTTATATTAACTACGAAAAACAGACAGACAAGTATAAAGAAGAATTCAGCAAGAAAGATATTTGGTGGCAGATGATTCAGTTATTGCCTTCGAGCTATAATCAGAAACGAACTGTGATGCTGAATTACGAAGTGCTTGCGAATATTTACAAGTCTCGTAAAAATCATAAATTAGATGAATGGCATGTATTCTGTGACTGGATTGAGAGTTTACCATATTCTGAGTTGATTACTGGAGAACGATATTTAGATGACATGCAAGGATGAACATGATTGATAGAGAGCTTAATTATATTCGTAGGAACTTGAGAAGTGCTTGGCATGCGGCGAGTGTTGATACACAGATATTTGACGACTGGGATCATCGCAGGATCACTACAGAAGTTGCCCTGGCAAGATTTGTGAGGAACAATGGGTTGGATGCCAGAATGATATCTTCTGAGGCTTTGGTTGCATTTATGAACAGCCTTGGATACGACAATACTAGACCTTCGGAGGATTGGAAGAGAAAGTTGCTTGGGTACTATTGATATTTGGAGGGAATATGAACATTTTTGTAATTGTGCTCATTACGTCACTTGTATGCCTAATGATTTTGGGCATTGGATCTTTGCCTATGTTTGTTAGGAGCCTTTGTGGGTTTTCTGCAATCTTAGGTATTTGCTGGCTGGTTGTTTGCGGCATTTGTAACTTGATATTCTGGTGCTTTGGATGGGAGTTCACTGCTAAGATCGGAACTGGGATATTTTTAGTTATTGTATTTGGACTGGCGTTGTTTAAAGGAAATAAGTAAAAGGAGAAAAATATGTTGTATTTGACAATTGGATTTTGTGTGCTTGTAACATATTGTGTTGCATTAACTGTGGTTGTTCGTAGAGAGATTAAGCATATTCGTTCTGACGTTCACGAATGCTGGTTTGCTCTTTCCAGGCATGAGGACAATATTTGTGATCTTGAGTCTAAAGTTGATAAGGCTGATGAAATGTATAATGATATTTGGAACAGACTTGATGCGATTGTTGACAGGCTTCTTGATCAGAGGGTTGAGAATATTCTTAGGGAAAGAGATGCACTTGAGACGAAATATCGTCAGCTGTTACAGAAGCATAATGATCTTGCAAAGGCTTATGATGAGTCTAAGAAGAAGTACGATGATTTGAAGAATTTTACTAACATTCATTACGGTGAAGCAGTGCGTACCGTGCCTTTGAAGTATGAAAAGAGAAGACAGCATGACACGGACAGGTTTAAAGTAAATGACTACGAGCTTGATGATATTCCTATTAAGATTGTTGATGGATTCGAGGTTGAAGATGATGGCTTTGTTGATATTTATGGAAAGGATGACGCTGCTTGAGATGGGAAGAAGATCTGATTAAGGAACAATATTTGAAGGAGCTTAGGAGAGTTGGCGAATATTTGATCAAGAATGCTGAAGAGATTGTTGGTAGTGATTCATTAAGGAACCTTGATGAGATCAATATTAAAATCGATTTGGCTTATGATCGAATTCCTAAACTTGATATTTCGAAAAGAGTTAGTATCAAAAACTAGCTCTTTTTCTTTTATGTTTGGAGGGTGTATGAACAAAGGGAGACCAAAGAAAGGATTTGTGGAATCGAAGTTTAAGTATGTGGCAACCAGATTAGGTGCTAAAGAGGCCAGAGCTCTAAGTGAATTGACAATGGCAACTGGTAAAAACACGTCTGAAATTGTAAGAGATGCGCTTCGTTTCTACCATTATTCGCTGAAAAAAGACCATTTATTGTAAAACAAAAAGTCGAATTTTGCGGTCACTTTTTCTGACCGTGGACAGATATTTTTGACCACGGCTTATTTTTTGTAAAACAAAAAGTCGAATTTTTGGCCATTTGGCCACTTTCTGGTCACTTTTTTTTGAAAAGTGGCCGCAATATTTTGGCTTATTTATGCGGAATTTTGGACTTGTGGTCAAAAACCCACTTTTTTTTTCTATTTCTCTAAAAAAATTAAATTTATTAATATATTAATAAAATTAAAAATTATAGAGAATTAACGAAAAAAAGTGGCCATTTGACCACAAAGCATTTTTAGGAGGATTTTTAGGAGGATTTTTATGGAAAGTATAGATTATTTAATTCACAATCTGAAATGCTATGATCGAGCCTTATACGAGTCTGCAATTCGTTTTGAAGAAGTCGGACCATTCGAGCTAATGATATTTTGTGAAGATGGAAGTAGAGTACACTATGACAATTTCAACGGTGATTGGTTCAAGTATTATCCAAGCGACTATGATATTAACAAAAGAAGCGAAGAACAGATCATACAAGATTTTCAGTGGAGACTTAAGAGGACAATGACATTGCGACTTATCGGACAAGCACAACTCGCTGAAAGGTCTGGAATCTCTCAAGCTACAATCAGCAACTACTTAACTGGCAAAAGCATGCCTGATATTTTAAAGCTTAACAAACTAGCAAGAGCTTTGGATGTAGATGTAGCCGAATTGTTAAGAGATTGATATTTTCATGCAAAGCAAAATTCGCGTGAAAAACATGTACTGTTATGAAGAGAGAAATCGATTTTTTAATTCGGTTTCTCTTTTTTATTTTTAGGAGGTAATAATCATGAAAGGAGAAGGCACTAAACTTGAACGTGACTTTCAAAAGAATCTTATTAAAGATCTTAAGTCAATGTTCAAAGGATGCATTGTGATGAAGAACGACCCGTCATATATTCAAGGCATTCCGGATCTCATGATATTGTTCAAAGACAAATGGGCATCACTCGAAGTCAAAAAATCGGTAAAAGCTTCGAAGCGTCCGAACCAAGAATATTATGTTGATACGATGAATGACATGTCCTTTTCAAGATTTATATTTCCTGAAAACAGAGATTCAGTTTTGACTGAACTTAAGGAATTCTTTGGAGGGTAATATTCATGAAATTCAACAATCACAAAAATCTGGAAGGCTGCCATGCATTTTTAGGAGCGAGTAAGTATCATTGGATCAACTACGATCCTGATAAAGTTGCTTCATCCTATCGAAATTATTTAGCAACACTCAAAGGTACAGAGCTACATGATTTTGCAGCAAGATGTATTAAGCTTGGACAGAAATTGCCTAAGTCAAAGAAGACTTTAAATATGTATGTGAATGATGCAATTGGATATCGTATGATTCCAGAACAGGTTTTATTTTATTCAGAGAACTGTTTTGGAACAGCGGATTCTATATCTTTCAAAGATAACTTATTGCGTATTCATGATTTGAAGACTGGTGTAACGCCAGCACACATGGAGCAGTTAATGATTTATACTGCTCTTTTTTGTTTGGAATACAAAATTAAACCAGCTGACATTGACATCGAACTTCGAATTTATCAGTCAGATGATATTTTAGTATTCAACCCAACTGTCGAAGATATTGTTCCGATTATGGATAAGATCATTACCTCCGACAAGATTATTTCTAAGATTAAAGAAGAGGAGGATTAGTCCATCATGTATCAAGATAAACTACCAATAAATGAACTATATTCATTGATATTTGAAAGCGATGAAGATTTAGTTCACTATGGTATGCCACGAAGAAGTGGACGATATCCTTGGGGTTCTGGTAAAGATCCATATCAGCACAGTGGTGATTTTCTAAGCAGAGTACAAGAATTAAGAGATCAGAATTTTACATATACAGATCCTGATACTGGTAAAACATATTCTGGCGATACTGCTATTGCAAAGTCTATGGGATTGACAACGACACAGTTCCGTACTCAAGTTGGTTTAGCAAATGATGAGCAAAGAGCTTTAAAGGTTGCTACTGCTAAAGGTCTTAAGGAAAAAGGATATTCTAATACTGAGATCGGAAGACAGATGGGAATCAACGAATCTTCTGTAAGATCATTATTGAACGAAAAGTCTGAAGCAAGAATGCAGCAGGCTAGAGGAATTGCTAATGATCTTAAGAAAAGAGTAGATGAAGTTGGAATGATCGACGTTGGCGGTGAAGTCAACAGAGAACTTAATATTTCTAAAGAAAAAATGGATCAGGCTTTAGAGATATTACGAATGGAAGGATACCCTACTTACGGCGGACGAGTTCCACAGGTAAATAATAAATCCAATCAGACAACGTTAAAGGTTCTTTGCCCTCCTGGTACTGAGCACAAAGATATTTACAACTACGAAAACGTACATTCTTTGAAGGATTATATTTCTAGAGATGGCGAAACCCTTACTAAGAAATTTGTATATCCTGAAAGCATGGATTCAAATCGTCTTATGGTCCGTTATAAAGAAGATGGCGGAATCGATAGAGATGGTCTTGTTGAAATTCGTAGAGGAGTTCAGGATTTATCTTTAGGCGAAAGCCATTATTCCCAGGTTCGTATTTTAGTTGATGGCAACAAATATATTAAGGGGATGGCTGTCTATGGAGATGACAAAGATTTCCCTCCTGGAGTCGATGTTATATTTAACACCAACAAAGATAAATCAGTTGCTAAGCTTGACGTCTTAAAAGATATTAAGCGTAAAGCTGATGGAACTCCTGAAGATAATCCATTTGGTGCTTCTATCAAAGATATTGGTGAAGGTGGCCAATATTATTATAAAGACAAAAATGGAAACCAGAAATTGGGTCTTATTAATAAGCGCTCTGATGAAGGTGACTGGACTGATTGGAAAGATAAATTACCATCGCAGTTCTTATCTAAGCAGAGTGCAACATTGGCTAAGAAACAGCTTGGCTTAGCAATTAAGGATAAAACTGACGAGTACAATGATATTTGCGCCCTTACAAATCCTACTGTTAAGAAGAAGCTGTTAGAGGATTTTGCAAATAACTGTGACTCGGCTTCCGTTCATTTATATGCTGCCGCATTACCAAGACAAAAATATCATGTTATTATTCCTATCAATACGCTCAAGGATACTGAAATATATGCTCCGAACTACAAAGATGGAGAAAAACTTGCTTTAGTAAGATATCCTCATGGCGGAACATTTGAAATTCCAGTATTGACAGTTAATAACAAAAATAAACTTGGTAATAGTTTCATTAGCAAAGACAGCATTGATGCTGTTGGTATTAACAAAACTGTAGCTGATATTTTGTCAGGTGCCGATTTTGATGGCGACACAGTAATGGTTATTCCTACAAATGACAAGGTAAAGATAAATTCAAGAAAACCTTTAAAAGATCTTGAAGGATTCGATCCAAAAATGGAATATCCTACAGTCAAAAGTAATGAAACGTATAAAGATAGCAAAGGCAAAACCCAGTACTATTATATTAACAAAGACGGTATTAAGGTTAAGCCTATGCAAAATACCCAAAATGAAATGGGTAAAATATCAAATCTTATTACGGACATGACATTGCAAGGAGCTACAGATGAAGAATTAGCAAGAGCTGTTAAGCATAGCATGGTCGTTATTGATGCTGAGAAACACCATTTGGATTACAGACAAAGTGCCATTGATAATAATATCGCTGCCCTTAAGAAAAGATATCAGAATGGTGGAGCTTCGACTCTTATTTCCAAAGCTAAAGCGGAAACGAGTATTCCTAAAACTCAGGGTTCTCCTAAGATAAATACAAAATATAAAAAGAACGGAACTTTAAATCCTGATTACGATCCTAACAGACCTGAAGGAGCTCTTATTTACAAGACAGCAGATGATTTATATTATGCCAAAGCTGCTTACAAGAAAAATAAACAGACTGGCAAAACAGAATCTGTAACATATTACACAACAGATGGACGAAAGATTTCATATTCTGTTGATGATAAAGAAGCTGCTGCAAAATATAGACCTATCCAAAAGAAAGATCCTAAAACTGGCGAAGTTATATTTACAAATGCTGCTGGCGATATTTCCTATAAGTATGATTGGAAAAAGAAAAAGAGCACACAGATGGAAGATACTGATGATGCCCGTACTCTTATTTCTAAGGCCGATACCCAGATGGAGAATATCTATGCGGACTATGCAAATAAGATGAAGGCCATGGCTAACAATGCTCGTAAAGAAATGGTCACAACCGGTAGCATAAAATATGATAAGAACGCCGCCTCCACATATTCTAAAGAGGTGGCCTCCCTTAACAACAAATTGGATGAATCTTTGAAGAATAAACCTAGAGAAAGACAAGCTCAGCTCATGGCGAACTCTGTTATTTCTGCTAAAAAGAAAGAGAATCCAGATATGACTAAGGATGAGCTTAAGAAATTAGGTCAAAGAGAGCTTAATAAAGCAAGGACTAAGGTGGGTGCTGAACGAAAACTTATTGATGTAACCGATAAGGAATGGGAGGCCATTCAGGCAGGAGCTATATCTGAAAATAAATTGAAGAAAATATTGGATAATTCTGATATGGATATTATTAGAGATAAAGCAACTCCTAAAAATAGAACAACTCTGAGCACTGCTAAACAGAATAGGATATCTGCAATGCGTAACTCCGGATATTCGGTTAGTGAGATAGCTAATGCTTTGGGCGTTTCTACATCAACTGTATCAAACTATTTAAGAGGAAAGGAATGATTTGTTTATGGCTAAATGTATGTTGACAACATTTGACAATCCTTTCAATCCTTTTGAACAGTTTAATGAATGGTTTATGTTCGATGTTGAAAAAGGTTACAATTCTTGTGGTTACTTAAGCAGAATTGCAAGAACATCTGATCAATTGACTGATGAAGAAAACGATGAAGAAATTGAAAGAGCTATTGATGAAATAATTCAATACGATTTCCTTAACATTTACAAAAAAGTTACTGAAAATTCATCAAATCAGCAGCAAAATGATCAAAAATCATCAAAAAATACGTTATAAGACACTGATAAGACCGAAACGACATGGGGGAGGGGTAGTGAAAATTACACCCCCTCCTCGAAT